TAACAAGTGGTTTTATTAATCACAAATTCGCCTGGGGAGATAATGAATTAATGCGTTGGTACTGTAACAATTCAAAAATTATTATTAGTCCTGCTGGAAATATGACCTATGGAAAGATTGACCCAAAACCAAGAAAAACAGATGGCTTTAAAGCGTTCGTTATGGCTGAATGTGTGGCTGATATTTTAGATGTTTACCAGCACAAGGCGAACAAATCAGATAAATCAGATACAACCGACATTATGCAAGTTTACACATACTAGCGAAAGGTGGTGAAAACAATAGGAGCTTTTAAAGATTTTTTAAGTAAACTTTTTAGTAAAACCAAAAGCGGTGGAGTTATAGAGATATCAAACTATTCTGATGCTGAACTAAATTTCGCTATTGAAAGTTTTGCAGTTTTTACCACTATTGAAATGATAGCTAGTTTGTTATCAAAATGTGAATTTAAAACCTATGATAAATTCAAAGAATTAAGAGGTTATGAGTGGTACTCGCTGAATGTCAAACCGAACAAAAACCAAAATGCAACTCAATTTTGGCATGAAGTTTATTGCAAACTATTGTATTATCAAGAAGTTTTAATTGTCGATATCGGCGGACAGAAAATTATAGCTGATGATTTTACAATTAAGGAAAATGCAATTATCGACAGCGTATTCAGCCAAGTTTCGAGGGGCGATATAACATTCAACCGAACCTTTAACTCTAGCGAAGTCTTGTATATGAAATATGCAAATTCAAATGTTAAAAGCTTAATATCAAATGTTTTTGGATTATACAACAAGCTTATTTCGGAGGCTTCGGACAAGTACATTAAATCTGGAGGACAAAAAGGCATTTTAAACGTTGATGGTCTTGCTAAAGGTGCGCCAGATTTTGAAGATAAATTTGCCGACCTTATGAAAAATAAATTTAAGTCATATTTCACTAGCAAAAACGCAGTATTGCCACTATGGCAAGGTTTAACATACGTGCCACAAACAACAGATAATGTTAAAAAATCAACTAGCGAAATAACCGACATTAAGAGTTTGGTTGATGATGCTATGAGCAGAGTTGCACAGGCTTATAAAATTCCTCCTGCTTTGGTTCGCGGCGAAGTTGCAGGACTAAAAGATGCATTTGATATTATGCTAACAGTTTGTATTGACCCGTTAGCAAATATGGCGAGCGAGGAAATGACGAGTAAACTGTTTAAGCCTGATGATGTAATCAAAGGCAGTTATATTGATGCAGATACAACATGCATTAAACATATTGATATTTTTGATATTGCAACTAACATCGATAAGCTTATCTCATGCGGATTCGCTAGCATTGACGAAGCAAGGGAAAAAGCTGGCATGACTGCAATTAAAGAAGATTGGAGTGAAAAGCACTGGATAACAAAGAATTATCAAGATATAGAAAATTACGCAGCCACAGGCGATGCGAACTTGAAAGGTGGTGAGAATAATGAAGAGTAAATACTATGCACTAACAACAAGCGGTAGAACGGCAGACATCTATATTTTTGGCGATATCACATCATGGGAATGGCTTGAAAGTGATGTGTCAAGCTATACGTTGTCAAAAGAATTGCAAGGACTTGATGTTGATACAATTAACGTACATATCAACTCATACGGTGGCGAAGTTGCAGAGGGTTTGGCAATTTATAACACGCTAAAAAACCACAAAGCTAAAGTGGAAACTATATGTGATGGTTTTGCGTGTAGTGCGGCATCTGTAATCTTTATGGCTGGCGATACTCGCGTTATGAACCCTGCATCTCTGCTGATGATACACAATGTATGGACGAGCACTGCTGGCGATGCAAACGAATTACGCAAAACAGCTGATGATTTAGATAAAATAACAAGCGCATCAATAGCAGCGTACAAAGAGCACACAAATCTGTCCGAAGAAGAAATTAAAGCTATGTTAGACAATGAAACATGGCTCACACCGCAAGAGGCTCTAGACAAAGGGTTTGCAACAGCAATTAAAGATACGGGGAACAGCAAAAACCCAAGCCAAAATGTAAGGCAAAGCATAATTAATAAAATCATCAACAACCAGCAAGACAAGCAACCTGCTTATCAGTCTACAGCGTCTATACAGCCTATGCAGGTAGTAAATGTTGATGATGTAATCAACAGGCTTGTAGAAATCATGTCTGCGGATTCGCTTGAATCAAAACAGACAGAACAACAAGAAGAACCAAAACAAGAAAACAAGCTATTAAAGCTGTTAGATGCAATCCAAAAAAACAAAACTAATTAAAAGTGAGGTACGATAATATGAGAAATTTAGATGATATTAATAAGCAAAAAACACAAATTTTTAATGATTTGACAGACGCAGTAAAAACGGGCGATGAAGAAAAGTTTGCTAAATCATTTACGGACTTAGCAGACACAATCCAGCAGGCTGTAATCGCAGAAGCGCAAGGATTAATTCAATCGGCAGACAACACAGTGCTTGCTGGTCGTGGAGCAAGAATTTTGACCAGCGAAGAAAACAAATATTACCAAGCTATTATCGACGCTATGAAAAGCAACAACCCAAAACAGGCATTGAATGATTTAACCGTTGTAATGCCAAAAACAACTATTGATTTAGTCTTTGAGGATTTGACAGAGGCTCACCCAATACTTAGCGTTATTAATTTCCAAAACACAGGAGCGTTGACGGAGTTTATCGTTAACAATGGATATGCAC